ACTACCGCTTCCTTACAAAGAACCTTCGGCAGTTTTATCTCAATTGTTGGGCATTCTAGTTGATTCCGGAAGACGGTTTGCTTCGATTGCAGATATGCAGGTTGGAGATATAGGCTCTCAACAACTGCCCGTAGGCACGACCATTGCTATGTTGGAAAGAGGCACAAAAGTAATGTCGGCTATACATAAAAGACTGCACTATGCACAAAAGAAAGAATTTAGACTCTTGACTCGAACCTATGCTAAATATTTACCTGCTGAATATCCTTATCTGACTAAAGGAGGACAACAAATAGTCTTGTCCCAAGATTTTGATGGACGGGTAGATGTTCTTCCTGTTAGTGACCCCAATATCTTTTCTATGTCCCAACGGGTAATGATTGCACAACAACAATTACAAATGGCTCAAGCAGCCCCAGAAATTCACAACCTACAAGAAGCGTATCGACGAATGTACGAAGCGCTTGAAATTAAAAACCCAGAAACTTTGTTTAAACCAGAGCCTCAAGTTCCAGAAGTTCCACCAAGAGATCCGATCAGTGAAGAACAGGCCGTCATGTTGGGACAACCGATTAAGGCGTTTGAGTGGCAGGACCATGAAGCGTATGTTGCGTCTCATTCCTCTTTTCTTCAAAACCCCATGGCTCAACAAAACCAAGGAGCTGTCCAGATGTTAAGCGCAAACATACAAGAACATCAGGCGATGTTGTATAGGATTCAGATTGAAGAAGAGATGGGTCAAAAACTACCTCCACTAGAGGAGCTCCAAAAACTACCTCCAGAGCAAGCACAAGAAATTATGAATCAAATTGCTCAAATGGCTACACAAGCAACAGCCGCAGTTACCGGCAGAGCAGAGGCTATGGCTAAAGCCGAAGAAATTGAGAAGATGGATCCAATTATTGAACTCCAAAGAGCTGAGATAAGACAAAAAGCCGTTGCTGCTGACCAAAAAACAGATGTTGATAGAGAGAAAATTGAGTCTCAAGAGGCCATTGCTGAAATGAAAATTGCAGCACAAAGGGAAAAAGACGTACAATCATCCATACTAGAGTCAGACAGAACGTATGCCGATATTTTAAACACTGTCCGACAAGCAGATGAAAAAACTAGAGGAAATAACAGGAGTTAAGATGAAAAAGAAGTCAAAACTTTATCCAGGACCACAAAAGAACCCAGTTAAGCTGAACACAAACGGCGACGGCAAGGTGAAAGCGGTAAAAGGTAAAGCAAATGGTGGCGGAGCTGCCACAAAAGGACTTAGTTTTATCCAATGGATAAAAGAATAAGACATGGATTGGCTAACGGCGACTGAATTTTTACTAAAACAGTCCCGCAAACGACAAGAAGAGTTGAAAGACACTCTTGCAAGCGGCGGTATAGGTGATTTTAACCAATATCATCGTTTAGTTGGCGAAATAGCGGGGTTGAATTTTATTGAGAACGAGATAATTAGACTACATAAACGAATGGAGACCCCCGATGGCGATTAAAGCCGAGAAAACAAAAGAAATGCCCTCTTTTGTTCAAAATTTTGGTAAAGAAGAGCCAAAAATAGAAAAACCTACCCCTTTTACTCCCGATGACCTAAAAAAAGGCACTATTTCACATAAACTGCCTAAACCTACCGGTTATCGAATGCTAATTTTACCCTTTGCCCCTGCTGAGAAGACAAAAGGTGGAATCTATCTGGCTAAACAAACTGTAGACCGAGAGCGTCTAACTACAGTCGTGGGCTATATTGTAGCTCTAGGGCCAGATGCTTATAAAGACCTCAATAAATTTCCTGAAGGCCCTTGGTGCAAGGAAGGTGATTGGGTTGTTTTTGGACGCTACGCAGGAGCCCGTATTCAGATCGATGGAGGAGACTTGCGCCTTTTAAACGACGATGAAATCTTAGCTTTAATAGATGATCCTGAAGATATTTTAGGTGTTTAATGTTTACTATTGAAAAGATTCACGCTAAACTCAAATTAATCCATGGAGGAAACCATGCCACAAGCACAAGAAATTTTAGAACAAGAAGTTGAAATACAGACATCCGCAGACGAAGATGTTGCTGTTGTTGAAGTTGACGCTTCGGGTCAAGAACACGAACAAGAAATAGAGCAGTATAGCGATAAGGTTCAGAAAAGAATTGATAAACTGACCTATAATCACAGAGAAGCTGAAAGACAAAGAGACGAAGCGATTAGGGTAGCTCAAACACTAAGAGATCAAGTTAAAGATTTTGAACAAAAAATTGAAACTTCTGATAAAGCCCTATTTCAAGAATATAATGGCCGCGTTGTCACTGAATTAGAGCAGGCAAAAGGAAAATATAAAGAAGCCATGCAGACAGGGGATATGGACGGTCAAATAAATGCCCAGCAGAACATAGCTAAATTGGCTGTTGAGCAAGAAACTTTAGCCAGGGCAAAGAAGCAAAGAGATGCAGCTCCCGTGGTAGCACAAAATGGTGCTCCGCCAAATCAACAGCTTGATCCTAGAGCAACGGCCTGGGCACAAAAAGAAGAAAACGCTTGGTTCGGAACAGATCGCATTATGACTAATGCTGCTTTTGATGTAGATAAGGAAATGCAAGAACAGGGAATAAATCCTGCTGTTCCTGATTACTATGAACAACTAAGCAAGAGAATTAAAGAAGCCTTTCCACACAAATTTGAACAAGCGGAGAGTAAATCTCCTCCTGTCCAAGCTGTCGGACGGAATAGTGTTGGGACTAACCCAAGGACTAGAAAATCCAGAACAGTAAAACTCTCAGCAAGTCAGCAAGCAATTGCTAAAAAACTTGGTGTGCCACTAACAGAATACGCAAAGTATGTCTAAATATAGGAGTATAACATGACAGATCGCAACTCCCGTTCTGCTGAAGTTCGAGAAACAAAAACTCGCAGGAAACCTTGGCAACCCCCGTCCAGTTTGGACGCGCCTAAACCACCTCCAGGATATAAATATCGCTGGATCCGTGAAAGCATTCTCGGGCAAGATGACAAAACGAATATGTCTAAGCGTATTCGGGAAGGATTCGAACCTGTTAGGGCTGAAGCTCATCCTGAGTTTCAAGGTCCAACAATTGAGGATGGAAGACACGCAGGTGTTATTGGGGTTGGCGGTTTAATCTTAGCAAAAATAGATGAAGAGATTGTCGATGAACGTAAGGAATATTTCCAAGAAATGACCGATGCGTCCATGCAGGCAGTTGATTCAGAACTAATGAGGGAAAGTAATCCTATTATGCCTATTGAACAACCGAATCGTAGAACGAAGACGGAGTTTGGTAGCAAACGGGATCTTTCTGAAGATTAACCTTTTAACTTATGGGTAAATAACTATGGCAAATACTAATGATCCCAATGGGTTTACACCAGCCTATCATATGACTGGTGGAACTATTAGACCTGCCCAAATGAGAATCGCTAGTGCGACAAATGCTTCTATTTTTAGTGGTGATGTTGTCAATCTATCAAGCGGTTATATCATTCAGGGTACGGCTACTGGTGCTCCTATTGGCGTTTTTGCTGGCGTTTATTACGAAGCAACTGACGGCACTCCGACGTTTTCGAAACATTGGACTGCAGACGTTGCTACATTAGGAAGTGCAGATGCCAAAGCCTACATATATAACGATCCTGACATCGTTTATGAGGCTCAATTTACAGCAGGAACTCCTGCGGTAAGTTTTATTGGCAGCAAATACACTCTCACAACAACTGCTGGTAGTACATCTACTGGTCGTTCTGCGGAGGGCGTAACTGCTACTACATCTTCTGGCGTGGCTCTTTGTGTTGGCTTTGTGGATACACCAAGCAACTCAATAGCGGCTTATGCTAGAGCCTTTTTTCGTTTCCCAGCTAATCCATTTGAATAAGGAGATAAGTAATGGCAATTAATCGAGCACAGCTCGTTAAAGAACTTGTTCCAGGCCTTAACGCTTTATTCGGACTAGAGTACTCAAGCTATGCTGATGAGCACACAATGATTTTCAACACTGAAAGTTCAGACCGTGCTTATGAGGAAGAAGTGATGCTCTCTGGATTCGGGGAAGCAGCAGTTAAAGGCGAAGGCGCTGCAGTTAAGTATGACACTGCCCAAGAAACTTGGACAGCTCGTTATACACATGACACTGTGGCTTTAGCTTTCTCCCTAACTGAAGAGGCTATGGAAGATAATCTTTATGATACCCTTTCTGCAAGATACACTCGTGCTCTTGCTCGTTCTATGCAACAAACAAAGCAGATTAAAGCTGCTAATGTGTTGAATAACGGATTTAGTAGTAGTTATCCAGGAGGAGACGGTAAAGAACTTTTCGCTACCGATCATACTTCTATAACTGCTGGTGACCTTAAGAACGAACTAAGCACGGCTGCAGACCTTAATGAAACATCTATGGAGCAAGCATTAATTGATATTGCTGGTTTTAAAGATGAGAGAGGTCTGAAAGTTAATGCTCAAGCACAACGCTTAATTGTGCCGCCAGCATTACAGTTTATTGCAGATCGGCTGTTAAATACTCCAGGTCGGGTCGCAACTTCAGATAATGACATCAATGCAATTAGAAATATGGGAATGATCCCTGACGGCTATGCTGTGAATCATTATTTGACAGACACCGATGCGTGGTTTATTAAAACAGATATTCCTAATGGACTGAAGCATTTCGTCAGAACCGCCGTTTCCACTAACATGGAAGGCGATTTTGAAACTGGAAATGTACGATACAAAGCAAGAGAAAGATACAGCTTCGGCTGGTCTGACTGGCGTGGTATCTTCGGTTCTCCGGGCGCATAAAGAGTAATAACGCAAGTGAACTTATGGAACCTGTGATGTGGGGGTTTCCTACTCAACCCACATCAACTTTATCTAGGGATAAATTGTCCTACAGACTGACCTAGCAGACAATGCCAAGACGGTAGGACTTATTTTTTTCGGGAGAAAAAATTATGGCAAAATCAACCTTTTCAGGTCCAGTTAGGTCACTAGCTGGTTTTATTTCCGCAGGGAACGCTGCTGTTGTGAGTCTTACTGCTGATACCTCAATAACAGTAGCAGCACACGCAGGAAAAATACTTCTTTGTAATGACGCAGACGGTAAATTTACATTACCTTCTATAGTTACAACGGCTCCAGGTGAAGACACCGACCCAAATCAAACTAATAATTTAGGGGCTCAATTCATGTTTGTTGTTGTTACAGCAGCTACAGATATGGACGTCTTAACGGATGGCACAGACAAGTTTGTTGGTGGTACTTATACAGGAGTAACTGACGCAACAGGCAAAACCTTTATTTCTGGCGCAAGCAATGATGTTATAACTATGAACGGAACCACCAAAGGAGGGCTTGCAGGAAGCATCGTAAGATGTACTGCAATAGCTTCTGCGAAGTATGCAATAGAAGGAATTATACTTGGTTCTGG